CTTATGCAAGTCTAAAAAAGAAAGACGCATTACCTACATTATCTTTGATGGTCGTATCGCCTCTAGCAAAAAGGGCTGGGCTTGGAGAACATACGAGGGCACTAACAAACACAACCACCACTGCCACATCTCGTTTGCGAAAGAAGCTGACGATGATGGGGCTTTTTTTCAAGTACCTATGTTAGGAGCCAATAATGAATGAATTAAAGACAGCAGCAGGTTCATGGGCAAGAGCCTTCTTAGTAGCAGTTATCTCAATGGCAGCAGCTGGGGTCACAGATCCTAAAGCTCTTATTGCAGCAGGCGTGGCATCAATCTTGCCACCAGTGCTTCGTTACCTAAACGCTAACGATCCTGCTATGGGCATCAAGAAGTGACACAGTCCGACTTCTTTACTCTTTACCTTGCCACCATTGCAGCACTCGGTGGCTTGTCTGGCTATGTAATTACTCATCTGTTGTCTGAGATCAAAAGACTCAACACGCGAGTCGATGAGATCTATAACATACTACTTGACAGGTAACATTTTCCTATGGCAAGAAAAGCGACTAAGAATCTAGTTGAGCAAGATTACTCAGCTCTTGATGCTTATTGCATTGGGATGTATGAGTTTGCTCAATCTCTAAAGCGTGCAGGCTTTGATGAGGAAACTGTTTTAGGAATCATCGTAGAGCGATCCGCTTATCCTGCTTGGATCTTGCCTGATCCGATAGAGCCAGAGCGTTTTGGCGACTATGAAGATGAGGATGACGATTAAGCGAATTGTCGTAGTCTCGGACTTACAAGTTCCGTACCATGACAGGGTTGCAACCCGTAACCTTGCCAGCTTTATCACCAAGTTTAAGCCAGATCAAGTTGTCACAATAGGCGATGAGATTGACCTTCCACAGATTAGCAAGTGGGAAGAAGGGCGCATGGGCAGTTATGCCCAGACCCTAGACGATGATCGTAACGAGGCAGTTCAACTTCTTTGGGATTTAGGCGTTACAGATTGCATTCGCAGTAATCACACAGATCGCCTATACAACATCATTATGGCTAAAGTGCCTGCCTTCGGTGCATTACCAGAGCTTCGCTTTGAGAAGTTTATGAAGTTTGATGAGCTAGGAATTACCTTTCACAAGAACCCGATGCCGATTGCACCTAACTGGATTGCAGTGCATGGAGATCACACACCGATCAAGCCACAAGGGGGCTTATCAGCCTTAGAAGCAGCCCGTAGGCATGGTAAAAATGTTATCTCAGGTCATACACACAGAGCAGGCAGATCAGCCTTCTCAGAGGCTTCTGGGGGGCGTATAGGGCGTGTCCTGCATGGTGTCGAGGTAGGCAATCTCATGGACTTTAAGCAAGCTGCTTACACGAAGGGCGTAGCGAACTGGCAACAAGCCTTCGCCATTATGTATGTGCATGGATCTAAGGTGCAGGTCGATCTAATCAACATTGAGAAAGACGGCACATTCATTGTGTCTGGAAAGTCCTACGGCAGACCACGCTAGACCCTGGCTTTTTTGTTATCAAATCGTTACACAAATGAGCGCATTTTTGTCGTGTCGCTATGTCACACTAATCTTGTAAGCGATCGAGGGCATCGCTACGGATAGGAATAAGATGTTACTTCAAGCAGTTAAATTGCAAGATTACAAATGCACGAATTGTGCAGCAGTTTATAAGTCAGAACATCCATACATGCACAGTGGCATGCTAGGTCAAGTTTGCCTAGATTGCATGGAGATTTATGCTCCAGAAAGTCAGTGGGCATAATGATTATCAACTCAATTACTATCATAGGACTTATTGGCTTATTCTTAGCTACTAACTTCATCTGGTATTGGCAGGGCTTTAAGGACGGCAGGCGCGAAGGTTATGTGCGTGGTCGCGATCTAAGCCGTCAAGGGTTCTGGCAAGAATGAGAGCTAATGAGATTCTACTTACAGCCACCGACACGATTCGAGATCGTGGGCTTCAGTATGGGCATCCTGCCGATAACCTAGAACACACAGCCATGTTGCTGAGTGCTTACTTACAGATGCCGATTCACGATTATCAGGTGGCAGGCATTATGGTCTTGGTTAAACTGGCTAGGACTAATCAATCAGCACAGCACATAGACAACTGGATTGATCTATGCAGTTATGGCGCAATGGCTGGACAACTAGCCACAGAGGAGAATGAACTCTATGTTTAATCTAGAGGAATACACCACAGTTCGAGAAAGAATCCAACTATTCTGGGAGAAGTATCCAAATGGTCGTTTATTTACTGAAATACTTGACTGGTCTGACAAGCGATTTATTGTTAAGGCTTCGGTCTATGCAGATCGCGGTGATGCGTTCCCGATCGCTACAGGTCTTGCCAACGAGATTGTGGGTTCTTCCAATGTCAATCGTGATTTCGCATTGGAGAATTGTGCTACTTCGAGTCTTGGGATTGCTATTGGAAATGCAGGTCTGGGCATTGACAAGCAGAAAGCCTCGCGTACTGAGATGGCTAAAGTAGTAGCAATGTCAAAGCCTAAGCCAGCGGTACAAGATCTTGTACAAGCTATTAAAGCAGCTGATGCAGAGCCAGCAGAGCAGGATTATTGGACTACGCCAGTTAATGAGTACATGAAGGTGGTTGATGCTCCAGTTACACTGGAAAAGGCTATGGAAAACATTGCAGCTGTAATGGGAACAGAAGAAGCTGCTGAAGTACCACAATGCAAGCATGGATCTATGGTCTGGAAAACTGGACACAGCGCAAAGACTGGCAAAGATTGGTATGCCTACCAATGCACAGCTCTTGGACATGCAGGCTTTGAGGGTAAATGCTCTGCAATTTGGTATGAACTTAAATCGGATGGAAAACTAGCACCACAGAAAGCGAGAGTATAATGGGACATGTTGGAATCAAGATCAATGGTGAATGGCTTGACCTTATGTCAGCATTCATCGCTTGTCAGCTGTGCAATGAGCCAGTGCAGATTCGCGATCTAGAAAACATCTCATCGGATTCAGTCAATGGTGTTGTCACATGGCAATGCGCTAAGTGCACAGCAGTGAATGGCTAGTCAAGCAAGGAAACATAGAGGTTTCCGCACAGAACGCGTTGTCGCACAGTACCTATCGACTGTGTGGGCAGGCGCATGTGTGGGAAGAGGTAGTGGCAAGGATGTTGTTAATGTGCCGTTTGATGTTGAAGTCAAAGCCCGCGCTGGATTTCAACCTCTTGCTTACATTAAGCAGCTGAAGGCTCGGACAGCCATTTCGGGGGAATTAGGCTTTGGAGTTATTAGACTCAACGGACAAGGTGAAGATGCCAGTGATTATGCCTGCATCATCCGTCTAGAGGATCTATTGCCACTACTTCAACTAAAGTATGGTCACATTACTAGCGAACCTACAGAGGCAGACATTGACCGCTGCACAGCTTGTGGGTCTTACAAGATACAGAGGTGCTTGACATGCCATCCTACGACTACAAATGCACACGATGCAATCTTAGTCAAGAGATCTACCACGGATGGCACGATCGACCAATGATTCCTTGTACCTATTGCAATGAGCCAATGGTTAAAGTAATTGCAGCTACACCTGCTGTATTTAAGGGTAAGGGCTTCTATTCAACGGATAAGTAATTATCCACAGAAGTTATCCACAGGGGGTACAAAACTAATGACACGCCCAAGATTTACGCTGTTGCTTGACACTATCGGTACGCTACTTGCAGCAGAGCCCATCAGGGGCTCAGCCCGAGCCCGTAAGGGCATGGCTCGGGGGGTGCTAGCAGTTGCTATTGGGACACTGCTATGCATTATGCCTAGTGCTGGTAGCTCTGACAAAGCTGTTAATAAGACATACATAGATTATAAGACTTATGCTCTCTATTTATTAGACTTTAATTATGTCCAACATAAATGCTTAACAATCCTTTATGGAAAAGAATCTGCATGGAATCCAGATGCAGTTAATGGATCACATCATGGAATACCACAAGGACGCAGTGAGTACCTTGCAACCTTAGATGGTTGGGGTCAGGTACGATGGGGACTTGATTACATTGGTCATCGTTATGGTGAGCCTTGCATTGCATTAGATCATTGGAGAGCTAAAGGGTGGCACTAAACCAACGCAGGGTGAATGACCCTAGAGATAGCAGAAGGTGGAGAGCCTTCAGGCTTACCATACTGGCTAGAGATAATTACATCTGTCGTTATTGCAATGGTGATGCCACAACTGTGGATCATGTCTTGTCAATTAAGAACGCACCAGACCAAGCCTTCAATCCAGAGAATTGTGTCTCAGCGTGCCAGCCCTGCAATAGTGCTAAAGGATCACGCTCGGAGGGTGTTTTTTTAGGTAAGAGGTTCAC